TACCCGTCGTCGTCACCGGCCCACCCGGCGAACAGCGCCGGGCCAACCGCCTCGAGGCAGACATGCGCCGCCGTGTGCGGCCCCTTCCCGAGCTTCTGCGGCCCGACAAGCATCCCGCGGCTGTAGACGAACGCCGACGCCAGCAACGGCCGCTGCGGATCCCACACCGCGGACGGGCGCACCAAGTAGAACGCCCCGAAGTAGCGCAGCTGGTAGTCGTAGAGCTCGAACGGTGCGCCGGCGTTGAACCCGTCCGGCACGACACAGTGCGCCTCAATCCACTCGGGGACGACCGTCATCGTGCGCGCCGTGCGCGGCGCGCTACTCCGACGCCTTGCCACCGTCGATCGCCTGCAGCCTCGCCCGAGCCGACCGCCTGCCAGACG